CCTTATGGTGGACCTGGCGGGAGTCGAACCCGCGTCCAGAATGCCTTCACTTTGAAGGGATTACAACTATTCTTTTAGCCCTTGCGCCTACGTAATACTCTACGTACGGTTGCTTTTGGACTGTTCTTTTTAGCTCTATACGCCATATTATTTCCAATTATGCAGGATGAATATTGCTTGCCTGCTTGCCTTTCATACCCTGCACGACATCAAAAGTTACCTCTTGATTTTCCTGCAAGACTTTAAATCCTGGAGTTTGAATTGCACTGTAGTGAGCGAAAAGATCCTCACCACCGTTGTCTGGAGTAATAAACCCAAAACCTTTGGTTTCATTAAACCATTTTACTTTACCTGTTGCCATTTACTAAATTTCCTATTAAAACACTATTATAGTGTCATATATTTATCAACGCAATCAGTTTGGCAAATTAAAGCTAAATATTACTAATGACACTAACCCGGGGGCGAATATGGGTGATATTTTTAAAATTATAGGTGATTTGGGTATGCCAGTAGCGGCGGCACTGGCAGGTGGATACTTTGTGTATCTCACTATCAAACTGTTGTTACAAGGTGTGCTGGGCAGTATCAAAGGTATGGCAGGTATTATTACTGCATTGGATAATCGTGTAAAAACAATGAATCACGATGTTATCCGTATCGATACTATTGTGTCAAATGCATTAGGACTGCGTCCAGATGCCGATCGTATTGCCAGAGCTGATGGAAAGAACGATGCAAGACGAGACTAAAAAAGTAAGTGAAATAGAACTGGCCATGCTTGATCAAGATGTTATCGAATTGCACAACATTGCAAGACGTATAGAAAAAAATATTGGGCAAGGACAACTTAGCGATGATTTACGCCATGTGGCGGATCGACTAAATGCATTATTGAAAAGGTATTAAGATGCGGTATTTTGATTACGACTGGGATTTGAACCCGTGGGGTATTAAATTTGATCCAGAGTTAGATATAGACAGGTTAGGATGGAAGGGCGGCGACTGTTTTAAAATTACCAATGTCAACGGTCGTGCGATGTTAGTTAAGTTGGATCCAGTAGAACAGTTTGCTAAAGGATACAAGGTGAATGGCAATGAGTAAATTTCAAGCATGGTATGATAGTTTGCCTGAGCATACAAAAACTTATTTAAAAAGCCAACCCGTTTGGCACGATAGAGACATGTGGAAAGCAGGACTATTAGGCTGTGCTATTGGTTTAATTATAGGGGCAATATTATAATGGATGTAGTAGAGTTAGTTAACAAATATGGATTTCCCATTGTCATGGCAGTGGGCATGGGATTTATTATCAAATACGTTTGGGAATGGGCTACTAAAGAAGTTAAGCCTGTTATCTCCGACGCAAATACTGTGTTGATTGCTCTGATTGATCGTATCCGTATGTTAGACAATGACTTGATTCGTCTAAATCAAAAGGTAAACACAGTGTTACACCTACGCGGTAAGACCATTGAATTCGAACGTGTGGAAGCTGAAAAAGAAATTAACAAAGCTCATTTAAAGAGTGAAGCTGACAAATCAAAACCGATTATCAAAAGAAGAGATGACATAGATCCAGATGATGCTAAGACAGCATCAGCAGGAGAAGGTTAACAGAACACACTACCTTAGGACCTTATGGTTACTTGTGTGCGCCGGCTGCTGGCGCGAAGGGTTAGGCCGGGAATCCTAAACTTTCGAAAGTGAGCATTTTTTTACGGATAAATATTCTACTATGAATATAATCCTATATACGTTGGTAATGACGCACATTACTATCCTATGTGTTACCTTATTTTTACACAGAGGTCAAACACATCGAGCAGTATCATTCCATCCAGTAGTGGATCATTTTATGAGATTTTGGTTGTGGCTTACAACCGGTATGGTCACAAAACAGTGGGTAGCAATTCACCGCAAACATCATCAGACTAGCGATACACACGGAGATCCACACAGTCCACAGATATACGGAATTTGGCGTGTGTTATTCGGTGGCGCATTTTTATATCACTCTGCTAGCAAAGATTCTGCTATGGTTGAAAAGTTGGGAGTAGGAACTCCTAACGATTGGCTAGAGCGTAACGTTTACTCCACACACAGCCGCCTTGGTATTCTATTGATGTTGGTTATAAACCTTGTTCTTTTTGGACCATGGGGCTTATTAGTGTGGGGTATTCAAATGATATGGATTCCATTTTGGGCGGCTGGAGTTGTAAATGGTTTGGCACATTGGGTTGGATATCGTAATACTGATACCAAGGATACTAGTCGTAACTTAATTCCTATAGCATTTATAATCGGTGGTGAAGAACTGCACAACAACCATCATGCAGATGGTGCTAATGCCAGTTTCAAACAACGTTGGTTTGAATTTGATGAAGGCTGGATGTGGATTAAACTATTAAGCTCAATAGGTCTTGCAAAAATTCGTACAACACCTATTTAAGTTAACCATTTTATTTTTCGTGGGCTACAAACTCACCATTCCAATTAGGACCTAAATCTTGTTGTTTCATAAAGTCACAACGTTCGATCCAAATTTTGTAGTACTTGTCCATCTGCCCACCAAAGTTACCGTTTAGCTTTTTACACATAGCGGCCGCTTCGTCAAACTTTTTCTGTTTATACAAGGCATGCATCTTTTCGTGTTGCTCTCGGTCTTTACTATAATCTTCACCTCGAGTACGTAACACTGTGTAAATCAAGTCTGCTACTGTTTTACCTTTAGGTTGTAAGTTGTCTAACAGCAAGTAGAAGAAATCGTCTTTGGTTCTGTTATATGTTTCCGCACCAATAATAGCCAACACACCGTAAGCCTTGCAACGTGCTTCTAGTCGTGCCGCAGTACTAACCATGTCACCTAAGATATCGTAGCTGTGTCTATCAGTTGACCCCATTTCGCCAATAAAGCCAATACCTGTGTTACAACCCCAACCCATTGCCGCAGGTGGTAATCCTTGTGCTTCCATTAACTTAGTATACTCGTCAACAGCATCTAACATCTCAAGTCCTACTTTAACAATAGTGTGTGCATGGTTAGCATCGTCAATAGGAGCACCGTGAATGTGCATCGACGCATCGCCTACATACTTGATGACCATACCATTGTTGTCCATAATAGGGCGGCTGATAGCATCCATATAACCATTCATGTATTTGCCCAGTCCGCCTACATCATCACCGTAGTGTTCCCCAATAGGAGTAAAGCCACGCAAGTCACTGAACATAACTGACACATCTTTACGCACACCACGCTTGATCAAGTCTGGATCTTTCTGTAGCATCTCCACAACTTCTTTACTGCAATATCCAGCAAACTGTTTCTTAATGGCTTGCTTCTGTAAGAACTCGCTCACAAATTTAACGCCATAAGTATGAAGAGCAACGATAATAAGCCCAAACGCGATTGCAGTCGCGTCTGATAAGATGAGCCAATTATTGAAAGCGTACATAGTACCAGGAACGACGGCACCAACAATAACCACAGTAGCACAAATGCCAACATAAGTCCACCTCGATAAGAAAATTAATAATAAACCAAATGCCAACAACGCTATGATTTCAACTCCGTCTGCATAGTCTGGACGTTGTATATTCACGTTGTTAAACATAGTGGCCACTACCTTAGCCTGTACATCTTGCGGCCATACTGATCCCATACTGGTAGGTAATGGATTAGCAATGCCTGCGGCAGTAGGTCCTACTATAACAATTGCGCCTTCAAAGTCTTTTGGTAAGTTGGCCAACGATACTGATTTATTTTGTTGACTCCAATCAATCCATACACGACCAAACGGATCTGTGCTAATAGGACCAAATTTAGGAATACGCATTTTCTCAACACCGTACTCATTCAACTTGACCTGTTGTGTAGTATCTCCAGCAGCCACACGTAGTATCTCCATAGCTAGACTAGGATAAATGAATGTGCCGGTATTATCCTGTACCTGAGTCAGTAATGGCATGCGACGATTAACACCGTCTACTTCAGGCAGTGTGTTAGTTGTTCCAACGCCTACAGCTGAATTTTCTAACTGTGGTACGTTAGCAATAATTCCAGAGTATGTAGGAACCGGCGCTTCATATGGTCCTACAACCATTAATCCTGGGCGACGAGCAGTATTTTTATTTTTTTCTGCACCTACACTGCTCAATACAACTGGAAATTCTTTTAGAGTTTGACCCAAGAGGTAGTCACCACCTGTACGATCCGGTTCTGGCATGAGTACGTTAAGTACAACAAGTCCTGCTCCCCTCTGATATAGATCTCGTATAATTTTGGCATATTCAGCTCTCGGTAATGGCCACTGACCGTACTTGGCCAGTGATTCTTCATCAATATTCACTGTAACAATATTATTGTCTGTAGGTACTTGACTAGTGATTAGTGTGTCAAAGTATCTCAGTCTCACACTTTCAACAAATGTAGGATCCGCCATTCGGAGACCCACCACTAGTAGTAAAGTTAATAGTGCAGTCCAAGGACTTACTAATATTTTCTTAAATTCTATTTTCATTCTCTTCTATCCGTCAATGGACCCTTTGGTATATGATCTTTACCGTAGCTGATACGGCTACCGGTGATAGTTTCTAATGCAACATGCAGTGCCGGGCCTGATAGATGTTTACGTAGCCATTTTTCTGCCAAGTTGTTGATAATTTTTTCATTTGAAAATGCTTGTCCTGCGCCTTTGACCTTGTCATGTACATATGCGTGACATGCTTCGTGTACTGCCACTGCTACATCGCGTGCCGCTTTACTTTCTAAATTGGGAATATTAATACTGCCACCCGGGCCTGATTCTTCAGTATCTCTGAACATTGGAGGCTCATTACTTTGATAAACATAGTACATACCCGGTTCTATAGCGTCTTCATCATCCGTTACTCTGCCTCGTCCTAGTACATCTTGAATAGCATCATAAGCTGACCAAAGAGTAGGAGCAGGCGCGCCGCCAACTTGCGTTGTTGGTAGCATTGGCTTATCTTTAGGTTCAAAGTCGCCATAACGTTGTTTAAGTTCAGTATCGCTGGCTTCCGCTTCAGCAATTATTTCGTAGATTTTCATATGAAGTATTTATCGTTAAAAAACCCGCCGAAGCGGGTTTATAGTTTACGCTATTCTTATTAAAATAACCATTTAACAGTTGCTTGTACTATGTTGTTTACTACACTGCCTTGACGTTGTTGTACAACATTAAGACCTCCTAGCACATTCTTATCAGGAGTAAAACTTGCGCCTGCTTTGACTGTGGTAATGTTGTTAGTAGTCTGACCTACTTCTGCGGTCAAATTAACTGTGTCATTAACTTTAGAATCGTAGCGAACACCTGCTTCGCCTATAGTATTAGTTTGATTTTGAGCACCGTAAGTCATTGCTGTTAACGGTGTTCCTGTTTCTGTTAAGCCAGCAATTTTAGAGTTTTGTATTCTTACTCCAGCATAAGGACGGAACCCTTTTGTATCTGGAGCATATACTCTATTGGCTAACCAAACATCAGTACCGCTAGTCTTACCGGTATTGCTCATACCTAGTTCGTTAACGCTATGTTGATTAGAGTAGTTGTTACGAGCAACTCCTAGATCACTTTTTAGTAGCCAACCGTCCATATTATACAGACTGTATAAGCCAACATGATTCTTTTCTAAACGACCGCCACTTTGATCGCCTGCTAGATTAGCAATAACATTGTTGTATTGTGCGCCTACAATCCAATTGCCTTCAATTTTCTTTTCGTGGCCGACACCAAAACGTGTAGTGTTCATACGATAAGTGTCTGAGGCATTACTACGCTGTCCTTCCGCAATGATATAGGTCCATCCTTTTTCTTCATTGCCTGCTAGACCAGTTCTTGCAGATAGTACACCGTCTTTGCCTTCATGTCGATCTAACACATTACTATCTAGTGTCATGTTAATTCTAGTATTGGCCTTAGTCATGTAATCGTATTGATCAATTCGTGTAGAATATGCCTGATCTTGACTGGCAGTTTGTACATCATCTACTGTATTAGATGCTACTGTAACTTGATTAGCAGTGGTTACGGTAGTAGTTGGTGTACCATTCACAGTCTGTGTAGTATTGTCGCTGTAGGTATTAACTGTGGTAGGTGTTGTAGTTGTAGTAGTTGTTACAGGAGTAGTACTAGTAACAGTGGTCGTCACTGGTGTTGTAGCAACACTAGTAGTGTTTCTATTAATGCTTAAAACTTTACTTTCGCCTGTTCTAGTATCAGTCAGTGTCATCACAGTGACAGTAACTCCGGCCGCAATAGCTAGATCTGTGGTTGTTGGACCACTTACTGAACTTGATGTAACAATTGGTGTACCTGCGGCACTACTTACTATCGTTGGTGCTGACGGAGTACTTGGTGTACTTCCTGGACTGCTAGGAGCACTGGTTCCTGGGTTTGGAGCCACAGCGCCGAATGTTGTGCCGTTCTTATTAGTTGCTCCTTGTAAGTCATCAACTAATAGTACTGGACTCAACCCTGTATCGTCTAAGTTAAACACAGCAAAGCCTAATTGATATGTACCTGTAGTATCTACGCTGTATGTGGAAACTTGCCAACCTGTAGATCCAAATGTACCAGCACTGTAGTCACCTGTGCCTGGATTAGTAAATCCTAACAATGCATAGTTCTGAGCATAGTTGTTAACTGTGGTGCTACCTGTTGTGCCAGATACTGGAACTAACGTAGTGATAGATCCATCATTAAACGGTACATAGTCTGTACCGATGTAGTTCCAAGCCATACTATAAGTAGTGCCTGCTGTTAACGTTACTGTTCTATGAACAAAAGCAGAGTTAGTGATGTTGCCGCTGCCGAAGCCGCTGGTTTGAGCCTGCTGTTGTAATAAAGTACTTAAACTAGTGATCTGAGATGAAGTTAGTCCTAGTGTAGTTCCAACAGTATTCCATTGATTACTAGGCCCAGGCTGTAATGCTAACATATTGTTGCCGTAGGCACTAAATTGCCAAGTGGCAGGACTAACAGGTGGTTGATAATACGCACTGCCTGATTGACCGGCGCCCGGATGTGATCCAGCGTTAAAAGTAACAGTACCAGGGCTACCTGTTATAAGACTTGCACCTGATCCATTTTGTGTAATAGTGCCGGTCATTGTGCCTTGATTACTAATGGTCCAGCCAGAAGTGTTTCCACTTTCAAAGCCCATGTTTGATTCTGTCCATTGTGCAAAGGCACCGGTGGACATTAGAGCCGCAACTGTGGCGGCAATTATATTTTTTTTCATTTTTCGCTCCTGCCCATCGTTTCGCTCCCGGGCTATTAGTATTTAAAACTTATCAGTGAATGATAATGCTATCGGTTAATTCTGTGTAATAGACACTGTACTAGTACTGCCTTTGTTGACGTTTTGAATAATAGTCTGTCCACTTTGATTCAATGTGAATGTTACATTTTTTGTTGTATCAAATGTTGCTGTAGCATTGTGTGTACCTGCTTTATATAATGTAACTTTAGTTTGATCGTCGTTGAAATAGAACATCAGTCCTAGAGATTTATTTGCCGAGTATCCTGGAAGTATAGGATTGTCTAGTTCATTGCTCAACAAACTAGCATTTTGTCTGTCTAGTTCATTTAAAGAATTAAATGCCAGTAGGTCTGCGTCTAAATCATTTCGATCCAATGCATTCTTTTTATCCAAAGAATTTTCATCTAAGGCTGTAAATTTTAATAAGTCAATGTCTAATTCATTAAAATCTAATAATCCTTTTTCTTTTTTAACTGTGCCTGCTTGTTCTGCTTCTGAGACTTCTTTAGGTTTACTTATGATCAACATGTTATTAATATTTGCTTGATCCAATTTGACCACTACAGGTTCCGTTGGCATTGTGTAGGCACTGTTGACTAGTGTGGCTTGATATGGCACATCCAACAACACAACACCTCCAAAGTTGCGGACTTCAATGGCTCCGGTAACACAGCCTTTGGCATCACAACTAGGTAATAGCACTACAAGACTTCGGCCCAGTTCATCCACCGTCATTGAAAAATCTGTACCGCGCACTGCAATAGTGGCAGTTGGTGTTTTAATTGCCACCTGCTGGGGATTGTTTTTGGCTATTTGTCCGCTGGCGTATCTTGCAGTACCCAAGGCCATATTCAAAGCCAATTTGCCTGAGCCTTTCTTTGGATCATAGACAAAATCATCTATAATCATTTTTGAATGTTCTGTCAGTTTTACTGTGGTTTTATCTTCGAATGTCAGTTCTGCCCGAGCCTTGGCAGTGCTGACTGTATCGTTCATTTCTACTCCCGTGTTTAGGCTCGAGGAGATACTTTTTTTATTCCTAGTTATTTCTGTTGGTCCAGTTTGTTCAGTAACCTTGCCTATACCAGCATGGCCATTAATCGGACTGAGTAACAGAAATATTATTATTGCTGCCGTTGCTGGTAATAATTGCATTTTTAGCGAACGCTCCACTCTGTGTCAATGTTACTGCATTAGCTAGTTGACTCGTTCCACTGCCGCTTACTGTAATCTCACCGTTGTGTAATCCGACACCGGATGCAACGTGTGTTACATTATTATAGCTTCCATTAACAGCAATTTTACTTTGTACAACTCCGCCACTCAATGTTTGAACAGTGTTGTTGCTATTACCAGTAATTTCTGATCTAATAACACTGGCATTACAAGTTGAACTCAATGCCGTGCCACAGCCGATAGTTTGATTGTTATTACTGCCGTCTGCCGACACTACTACCGTAGAGCCTGTGCCGCTGGTCTCATTATTAATGATCAAACTCAATGTGTTACTAGCACCTATTTGGCTGATAGTTACAGAATTAAGGTCGCCGCGAATTATGGCAGCATCGTCTGCATTGCCAGTTCCTCCCACGTTACCATTGACCGTGTTACCAGCACCAGTTTGTGTAATGCTCACAGAAGAATTATCGCCGATCTGTTCAACATACACATCGTTAGCCCATGCTCCCGTTGACACCATTCCAGATGCCAATAGTATTGCGAGTAATTTTCTCGACAACCCGCCACCGCCTTTTATTCTTACAACCATTTTATTTCGCTCCTTGACACATCTAAGATGTGCCGTTATTTTTTAAATCGCCAGATGCCCTTCCTTTCACCTTGTATTATCATATCATACACTGCTTGTTCAATAGCTACTCGAACTGCATATGTCGTTGGTTCGTTCAATGCCATACCATTTTCTAATTCTAATGCTTTGGTTCCGGCATCTACAAATCTCAATACTCCTACATTGTGTTGTGTACTGTAAATAGTCTTGCTCACAGCGTTCGACAGCAATATTTCTCCGCTATTCACGCTTATCAGTCTTAAACTAATTACAACTTCGTCCACACGATACTGCTGACTACCACCGATGCCAAGAAATCTAGCACCGTTACCGCCACTTCTGATGTTACTATCGTAGCCAATAATTCCGCCTTCGATCATTACACCTGCCACTGTCATTGGTTTAAGGGCTCTAGCATCTTTACCTTCGTAAACTTCACGTTGGTTACGAATCAATTGTCTCTCTTTGATAAGATTATCTAATCCCACACGTTCTACTACTTTAAACCAATTCTTTGAATCTTGTAACGCTTTAATTAAAAATACTTCCGAACCCTGTGTCACTGCTTTACTAAACACTGCTATCCTATCATTAGGTTTCATCTGACCTGTTCTATCCAAGAATCCATATACTGCAATAGTGATAGGAGGACCGTCTAATTCTGGAATACTATCAGCTAAACTTTGACGAGGCGTCAACGTTACTGGCTCTTCTTGTTTGGCAACATCCATATGAATAACCGCACATCCTGAAAGAACTGTAGCTAGAAATAATGATAATATCGACTTCATCAAAATGCAAAACTCGCAATTGGTACAACAATTTCAGTTCTACTACCATTAGATTCTATGATAGTTAGGGTAACGTCTGTACCTGTTTTTACCCAACTGATGTTAGTTCCTTGGAAATTCATATTTCCACTATTTCCAGTACCTTCGGCAAACATTTGATCTGCTAGTTGTTTAGACAATTGTGCGTAGATACGTGCTTCTACGTTAACTAGGAATTTGCTTAGATTTGTTTGTTTTGCGGCTGCTTCTGCCTTGGCAATTGCGGCTAATTCTTCAGATCGAATTTCTTTCTTTTTACCTTCTTCTAATTGGTAGATACTAAGGACGTGCTGGCTGAAGCCATTGCCTGGAATAAAGGCTGGACTTTGAAAATTGTGTATTAATTCCGCCGACGTTGTGGGCGAAAAGACTAGCAGTACGCTTAATCCTACTAATAATTTATTGAACATTGGTTCGCTCCCGGGTGTCCTTATTAGTATTTAATAAGGGAGAGCGAAGAATTAAGTTAGTGTTTAAACAAACTTGAAGCTGATTTTCTTACCAGCAGGTGCATTAGCTGTGTAATGATCTGCTAAAATAATAATTTTGCCGTTAAATGTTGGCGGCCATGTAACTTTAAAATCTTCAAACCAAAGCCCTTGATTGTTTGTATCAACTTTGGTGTAGACTTGTACCATATCTGCTCTGTTTAGTACAGATTTGAACAGTGCAGTAACTCTATCTTGATCTTTAGCAAAATGCTTTTGAATCATCACTGCTAGATTACCTAACAAGTGATATCCTAATTGATACTTAGGATTAGTAACGTCAACACCTGCACCTGATGCTACACGTTTTCCTTTACTATTAGTGACCATTGCGCCTTTAATACCTTTGGCTTTTAGTACTGTGGGTAAATTTGGGTAGACTTCAACATCTGCCATTGTTCCTCTACCTGTGTTGTAGATAGAGCGAATAAATTTCAACTCAGTATCGTCTATAAACTTTAAATCTTTAGATGCTTCTAATATACCTTGGACACCGGTGTTTTTGTGTATCAGTTCCAGTGTGGTAAAGATATCTTTGTATTGACCATAAAATTCAGTACCTGGGCCGAATTGCGTAGGATTCTTTTCTACTGTTTCCATAAACCCTGTCAAACTGGCGGCCGCGCCGCCTTTGCTATCTTTACTACTTACCATTAGTTTTACTTCGCCGGCATACATTGAACAGTCTTCAACTTTACCACCTTTTTTACCGTAAATCACTTGGGTAAAATCTTGCCAAGTTAACGGTGGCTCCATTTGTTGTAATAGTTGTTCTGTAACATCATTGTAAGCGCCAGAAACTCTATTACCAGTCATTAAAGCGATCGGAGCCGCAGTTTCTCCCAATACTACTTCAATTTCACGTTCGTACTTTTCTAATCCTGGTACAGGTGTAGGATTAGGACCGTTGGCTAAATCACTAAGTAAATCTGGAATCCCAGATTTAAGTTCCGGTGGCATATCAATACGAGCAGCCATCTTACCGTTGGTAATTAATGTTGGCACTTGTGAAATGTCGTACGATTGTTCTGCTTCCAGTAGGTCGGAAGGATCCATTCTAAGTACAGCGGCTTTGGCCGTTGCACTTTTTCCAGCATTACCTTGAACCCAGCCAGTGGCTTCTTCAAATCGAATAGTCTTCCAAAATAGTGGAGGAATTTTATTTGCAATCTTTGTAGGATACCAATTAACAAATGCCAGTTTCTTTTCGTTGCCATCAGCATCTTGTCCGCCTAATATAACCACCATAGCGGCTGCGGCTGTATTCTTTGGTCGCTCGGCGTATTCAATCTGTGCGCCTTGGCTTTGTATCCATGCTAGGATATCTGCCAACATAATTTTGATATGTACAGGTTCAGTTGTTTCTACTGGTACTGGCTGTTTACGTTCTGCCAACGTCTTTTGTTCCAGTTCCCCAGGTTCTTCAATATCTTGGTCTACAGGAGCTGGTTTTCGTCCTTTCCATGTGGGCTGTTGAGGCTGGGGTTCGGCAGCAGGTTCTGGAGTTGGAGCTGGTGCAACTGCTGTAGCAGTAGCTGGTTGTTTAGGAGCAACTGCGGGTACTTCAAATTCTTTATAGGAATTAATCTTAGGGTCTCTTGGGAATACTTGAACATCTACCAAGTCTAGCGATTCGCCATTTTTAGTAAAAATAATAGGTTTTCCTGAACGGCGCTCGTTCATACGATCCCACATGCCACCGCTGGCTTCGCTTAAAATATATTTAAATTCTTGAAATCTCATAGTAAAATATTTATCGAATTTCAGGGAAGAGGCATTCATGTATGAAATGCCGAACATCGTCCTCAGAAAGTCCTAAACTGACCATTACTCGAGGTGTATGCGGGTTGCACTTTTGATTCTGTGCATAGTAATTCTGTGCTTCTGTGGTGTCTATTGCAGTATTGTTAGTTTCGCCCACAGTGGCCAGATAATGTTCTATAGTAGTGTATGCCAGTTGAGTAATCTGTTCTAACTCAGATTCGTCTTGTACATTACCAGCAGCCACCATACTGCCGCTAAAAATGTTAGTAGCCCATTCGGGTAAAGTACGTTCTTTACGCCATTCTAGTTTGGCCACTTCACCGGCAAACCATTCCATCATAGGATGGTTAGGATCTCCGGCTTTAGAGTAATCATGGAAACAACCAGTAATTTTATTCTTGCCGGCAATTACATCAAATCCGTATATAGGTGCTGGATTATGTATATGTGGGAAAATGCAACAGTGCATCATCCATAGACCTTTTGTATCTCTAGCATCTACTACATCTATGTGTGCTCTGCGATACGTTTCACTGGTCCATACTCGATTGACCCATCCGGGTTGATTGAATCGATCCATTCCAGGCTCGTTAATTTCAAAGCCTGTTTCGTTAAATTTATTTTCTAATAGATGTTGTATATCTATCAGTGTGTCCCAAACTTTATTTTGACTCATTGGCGATTGTCATCATGTCTTGAAAGAATGTGGTTGCATATTCAAAGCACACCTTGGCTTCATCGGACATGCTGTCATCTAATCTTTCTCGTATTGCTATTTTAAGTGCTTCCGGGTCTGCAAACTGATAGTACTTGCCAGAACCTGGAACACGTTTAGCAATCATTTGTCCACCTGCTAAGTCGCCCATGTGACGAACATACAAATGTGCCATTAGTTTCTTAGGATCGTCTTTGATGCTGAGAACATACTCTACATACTTCATAGTCGAAGGACAAATTTTTGGTTGTTCCTTATTGTCCTGACCCCACAATTCAATAAAGTCTTCCAAGATAGCTGGTGCCCTACGAATATCAGGTAATCCGTGCAATAGCAAATGAGGCATTGCACAAACTTCTAACACTTCATACATAGGGTGCTGATTTTTTAAATAGGTTGCATAGAGTTTAGGATCTATACTGCCTGAAAATAAAATCTTTACAAACTCTTGTCTTTCTGCATTACTATGCGCTTCCTTGGTTAACTCTTTTAGACTCATTCTTCTTCCAGTTTAATTTGTAATGGATGCCCTTCGCCTCTGGCTTGGCTAGTTGCTTCCACAGCTTTAGCTTCTGCAATTTCAAAGCTGTATATTCCTGCAACGCCGCTACCAGTTTCATGTACTTGCAACATGATTTCTTTAGACGATTCTGTGCTGTGTTTAAAAATTGACATCAATAATGAAATTACAAATTCCATAGGAGTTGAATCATCATTAAGTAATATAACTTTCCAGAGTTTAGGCTCTGAAACAGTTACTTTGATTTTTTCATCTAATTGAATATCAGTACTAGGCATGTTGTTCTCTTTTAAAATTGGGGAAGTTTCCTTCCCCATGGTTGTATTTACATTTTACTTAACTTCGATTACTCGAGGTTTGAGTGCTTCTGGAACCAAACGTTTAATGTCAATTTGCAACATTCCGTCTGCTACTTTAGCCCCAACGACTTCCATGTACTCAGCTAGGGTAAATGTCTGTTCAAAATCCCTAGCTGCCAATCCACGATGTAAATACTCGATTCCAATATCTTCAGTTGGACGATTCTTAACTCCACGGATAGTTAGTTGGTCTTGATCAACTTCTACTGTAACTTCTTCTCTGGTAAAGCCTGCTACTGCAACTTCAATTGCGTAAGTATCGTCACTGTATTTTACAATATTGTGAGGAGGATAGTTACCATTTTGGTGATGAGGTGCGCTGAAATAGCGATCAAAACCTACTAGTGCTTTGCTCAATTGTGCTAGAGCGGCTGTGTCGATTGTTCTTAATTGTGTCTGCATTTTAGATCTCCTTATTAGCAAGAACTGTGTAGGGCCCTACTATAGGCACCCTACTTGTTTACATTATATTACTTTTTATCTTCAGCGTCAACTTCTGTGAAGCTGGCATCTACTGTTTGTTCACCGCTTTGAGCAGATTGTTGCTTGGCTTGCTCTGCGGCTTGTTTCTTTTGGAACACAGGAGATGCTGATTCAAATAATGACTCTAAAGATTTTTTAATTGCGTCAGCATCTTCTCCTGCCACAGTAGTGTCAACAGTAGCAAACGCTTCTTCAATCTTGGTCTTCTCTTCTTCTGTCAATTGATCTTTGAATTCTTCAAAGTCTTTCTTTAAAGAATGAGTAGTACCTTCGGCACTGTTACGTGCCTCGATAAGCTCACGTAACTTCTTATCAGATTCAGCATTTTCTTCAGCTTCACGCACCATACGTTGAATTTCTGCATCAGTTAATCCAGAGTCTGACTTGATAGTGATCTTATTTTCTTTACCAGTATTCTTGTCCTTGGCACTGACGTTAAGAATACCGTTAGCATCGATGTCAAGCGTAACTTCGATCTGTGGCTGGCCACGCATTGCTGGAGCAATACCTTCTAAGTTAAACTCGCCAAGTGCTTTATTGTATTTGTACAACTCACGTTCGCCTTGTGCTACTTTAATAGTAACTGCTGGCTGGTTGTCTTCTGCTGTTGAGAATGTCTGTGAGTGCTTGGTTGGGATAGTTGTATTCTTTTGAATCAACTTGGTAAACACACCGCCCATTGTTTCGATACCCAAGCTCAACGGAGTAACGTCTAGCAATAGCACGTCTGTCTTGTCGCCTGCTAACACTGCGCCTTGAATAGCGGCACCTGCGGCAACAGCTTCGTCTGGATTAACGTCTTTACGTGGTGCCTTACCAAACAGTTTCTCAACTGCTTCTTGTACTTTAGGCATACGAGTCTGACCACCCACAAGGATAACCTCGTCGATGTCGCTCGGTGTTACATTAGCGTCCTTCATTGCAATCTTGCAAGGCTCTATAGAACGTTGGATCAATGACTCTACCATTGCTTCAAATTTGGCACGGGTCAGTTTGACATTTAAGTGTTTAGGGCCAGATGCATCTGCTGTGATATAAGGCAAGTTTACATCTGTACTTGCACTGCTAGACAGTTCGATCTTGGCTTTTTCTGCTGAGTCTTTCAAACGTTGCAATGCCAACATATCTTTCTTTAAATCGATGCCTGAATCTTTCTTAAACTCGTCAACTAGGAAATCCATGATAGCTTGGTCAAAGTCCTCACCACCAAGGAATGTATCACCGTTGGTGCTTAGAACTTCAATTTGCTTATCGCCGTCAATGTTTGCGATTTCAATGATTGATACGTCGAATGTACCACCACCAAGATCGTAAACAGCAATTTTCCTATCTTTTTTATCAGACTTATCAACACCATAACTAAGAGCTGCCGCAGTAGGCTCGTTAATAATACGGAGTACTTCCAAGCCTGCGATCTTTCCAGCATCTTTAGTAGCTTGTCTTTGGCTGTCGTTAAAGTACGCAGGGACTGTGATAACCGCTTGTGTAACTGTTGTACCAAGATAATCCTCCGCTGTCTTTTTCATTTTACGCAATACCTCTGCTGAGATTTGCGGTGGTGCTAATTTCTCGCCATTTGCTTCTACCCATGCATCGCCATTGTCGGCTTTGATGATTGAGTAAGGCATCAGACCAATGTCTTTTTGCACGGCTTGCTCATCAAACTTACGTCCGATTAGTCGCTTGCTAGCGTAGATTGTATTTTTTGGATTTGTAACTGCTTGTCGTTTTGCTGTTGCACCGACTAAAATTTCGTCTTTGGTGTAAGCTACGATTGACGGTGTTGTTCTAGCACCTTCGCTGTTTTCAATTACTTTAGCAATACCGTTTTCTAGGATTGCCACACAGCTATTTGTTGTACCTAAGTCGATACCGATGATTTTGCTCATATCTTTTCTCCTTTAATTAAGCAAGAATATGTAAAGCCCTTACGGCGCTGTACAAATTTATTTATGCCTGAATATTATCATTCTTGAAAATATTAGACCATTTTTTTAGTTTTTCGCGCTTTGCTTCAGCGGCAAGTTCAATGTTAGTAAAACTAACAATATCAAGCTCTTGTAGTATTTCTACCATAGCTTGTAAATCGCCTAGCTCTTCTTCCAAATGTTCTCGATTAGTTTTAGGTTTACCTGGTTTTAGGTTGTCCAACCCAAACCGGCTAATCTTACTAACTGCTTGTATTACTTCGGCACATTCTTCTTGCAGAATGTCCATTACTTCTTTAGTTTGTGAGTCCATATTAATTAGTCTTTGAAAAAGGTGACAAATAATTGCCTTGGCTAGTTGTACTGGTTCGCAATGTACCGTACACATTTTGGATACCTACTGCTTGATTCCAAGCATCTTGTAGTGCGTGATGAGCTAGCACCGGAGGACGGTTAGGATTAATACCTAAGTCGAATGCTGTGCGTACATCTCGTACTGCCCAAAAACTCCAAGGAATTGCTTTGTTTAGTTTACGATATACATGTTCGCAAATTGGTATGTCAAAAGCCGCACCGTTACTCCATACACGTTTGGCACCCCAGCAGAATTTATATAGCTGGTCAAATGCTTCACGAATGTGAATTCGGTCTGTGCCTTCAAATGCTTCTGCTTGTGCTTCCTTGGTTTGTTGTGCCCACCATGCAATGGTGTCGTCATTTGCAACAAGTCCTAGCTCGTCGCAACTGTCAATATCGATTTTGACATAAAAAGAATCCATTGCGGGTTCTTTGATATCGGATCCAAACGGATCAAATTTTACTGCGCCTATTGTAAGAACGACCGCATCTGTTGATGTTGCCAAAGTCTCTAAGTCGATCATTACGTCTGTGTTAGCCATTTAAGTTCTTTCTTTATTATGAACTTAAATTATAACACAGAGTAACTACTGTGTCAATACATTTTTTTAGGTAATGTGTCGTTTTGGAGTTTTTTCCTCCAACGTGCTTTGGCAGCACCTTTCTTACGTTTACGTTCTGTGGTTGGCTTTTCGTAAAACTCTTTGGCACGTAGGTCGTCTAAGATGCCTGCGTCTTCAACTTTGCGTTTGAATCGACGTAATGCTTGATTGATGTTTTCGTTATCTCTAACGGTAACACCGGTTCCTTTACTCTTGTGAATCATCTGTATCCTCTTCGTCGTCTGGTTCTGTTAATTGTTCTACTATCCAATCTAGATTGTAAATTCTATTTTTACTAATCAAGTTGTATGGAGTTATCTCGTCCGTAGTTATATAGTGCGTATTAGGTGCGGCCAGCATAAAACTGATAAACTGACGTGTTATCGAATCACAATGGTCAACATCTATAATTACTACGTCTACTTGCTGTGCTATTCCCAGCATCCATGCAATGTCTGTTTCATCGCTATCGTAAATAAAAATATTCAAATCATCTATACTTTTGCTTAAGATAGTTTGAAATTGTTGCTTTACAAGTATCGACGGCTTGACCAACAGATAACTCAAATTCATATTGAACAGTCTATCCGGTGGTGTGATTACTGTTATCTTTCCTAAGTTCATAAATCCTTCTGGCAAAATGCTCTATTTGTTCTTCAGGGTATCCGTAAAAACGTGCCCCATTGGCTTTACAATCTTCAATAAAATTGTACAACTCAGGTTCCACACTCTGATCAACTACAATACCTTCAAATTGATCCTTGGAGTATTCAACATAAAGTTGATCTTTTAATTTTAATTTAGGAGCCTGTATGCGTGACCAAAGAGTGCCTTCACTTTGTTCTGCGTTTTGAACGTAGCCTAATCCCTGTGCCTTATCTGTATCTTGCCTTGTTGATCTTTGGTCATGTAGCTCTTTTTTTTTTGAATCTTCTGACTCAACATCTGTGTTTAGATCAGATGCAGGATGATACTTTCGTGCTTCTTCCTGTACCAGTTCTTTTTCTTGTTGAACAGCTTTATCAGCTTCCTCGACCATTTTGTTCCATTTATCTAGCTCTGATTCAGTAGTACCCGGTACTACTGGTTCCTCCGGCGCTGTTATATCACCTCCTAGTGCAGTCGACGGTGTTTCGCTTGGAACTTCTTTGTCTGTGTGTGCGGGTGTAATTTCTTCGTAAGTTGGAAATAGTTCTTGTTTATTTACTATATCACCTCGAGGAGATTCTTTATTTGCGAGTTCTTGTACCTGTGCAAGTTGATCATCAGTCAATGGACCATCGTCCGGTTCATATGCCGGCTTGTCATTTCGCTTCCACTGGAATGACATTTGTGCGGCCAGTAACATAATGACTGCCAAAGGATCGAACACAATAACAATAAGAATAATGATCCATGTTACTGCTTTTTCCAACATGTTTTCGTCTGCGGCTTGCTCACCATAAATGAACTTGGCAATATATTTGATTGGGCCTACTTCTGCTTCGACCTTTCGAACTTCTGCACGTATGGGAGCGGCTTGCTCATTGAGTTGAGCAATGTTCTTTTGTTCCGCAGTAATCTCTGCTTGAAGTCTAGCTCTTTCTTTAGCTTGAGCTCTGCGTAACGCAACGGCTTTATCGGCACCTTTTTCATCGCTCGAGCGTGCCATACTTTGATCGACAGCCTGGTCCATTTGAGCAAGTGCTTTACGGTTTGCATCTATATTGTCCTTTGATGTTTTAATCTTTTCATCATAAATGGCAATCTTACTTTGAACATCACCGGAGACTAAACTTTGATCGCTGTGTGCTTTTGAAAGGAATCCAAAAATACCCATTGATGTTATGATCATTAACACAACTACCGCAGTGATCATGTAGTACTTTATAAAACGTGGAGCACGTTCCCAATTGGCCTTAAGCCATGAGGCACAAACCAGCTTGCCTACTTCTAAAGCTGATCCCATGACTATGATGGGGATTGCGGCGGCGGCAAAAATAGCAGTGAGACCTACTACTGAGTAGTAGATCGCAACTGCTGAGATTGTAAGGCCGGTGAGTAGAAGTAACCAGGCTAGTATCATTAAATGTGCTTAATCAAAAAGTGTTGACTCGTCGATGAGTGTGACTGCAACTGTGCCGTATGTTTGACTGGCAGTTGCACCGGTATGAGTAACTGTGATAGACTCTTGTGTTCCTTCGCTTGAAGTTGGATCGAATACACGCATTGAAGCAGTAGTAGTCAAACGAATTGCCTTGGCAATTTCGTTCTTAAGAACTAGAGCTCGCGTTGTCAATGCAGTTGAACCATCAATAGCTGTGCCGCCAGTTTGAATAAACTCTGGACGCTCGATCAATAGGGTAAATGCCAAGCTAGTTGCTTGTGCATCACCGTTGGCTTCTGTGATTGTAATATCGCGAACTTGCATGTCTGTCAAACCAGTCACTTGGTTAACAATATTGCGAAAACGCATATTGCCGCGTGAACGATTCTGCGATAGAGCCAACGTGGTTGGCAAATCAGCTGTGGCAAACGCATCGGCTGATGTTGGTGTTACTCCACCTCTATCATTGGCGTCGCCGCCTGTTGTTGGGTAATATGTGGTATTACTCATTGTAATTACTACTCTGTGCATTTCAGACTGAATCTGATTTGCGTCGTTTTGAAATCCTGATGGCATTTGGATGCTCCTTAATTATCTAATATTTATCGTTATTTGAATACGATAAGGGCTAAAAGTGCAGCCTGACAAAAGAACCCAAATCCTATGGTCACAATGTTAAGCAAGTCTTTCTGTATTGTAGCTTTAACAAAGAATAAAAACAACCCCAACCAGCTAAAAAGTACCATATCTACAGGTGGCATCTTTTCAGTTAGTCCAGTCAGCACCGCAATCATGGTTGGAACGGTGGCAAGGTGCAGTAACACTACTGCTATCCAACCAGCTGTTTCTGCACTGATGTGAGGAGCATGTTCTTTGATAGATTTGACCCAAAGATCCAAATTAAATAAGTCTTGGGCAAATTGTTTTATTTGGCTTGTGTTCATGTTGTTTCCTTATTTGTAAAATATGTGACGACCAATTTTTGCTACTCTTTCACGTTTCCATCCTGGGTTGATATAGTCACCGTGAAAATAAAGTGCATCTTTTATTGAAGGCAATCTAAATCCCTCCAGCAACACTTTTTTGGCTACTTCCATGCTTTCTGTATATACAGGGCCGTTCATAGGTTTCTTAAGGCTTGCACTGTCGCAATACCAACTGAACTGACATAGAACCTTTTCATAGATAATATTTTTCTGATAAACAACCTGGCAGATGTCGCTAGGAAACTGACTGCTTTCTGCTCTGTTAATGGTGACTTGTGCAACAGCTACTTTACCTTCAAAGGGTTCGCCGCCTGCTTCATAATAGATGTTACGAGCTAGACAATCTAATTGTTTTTGTCTTAACTGTGCTGTAACTGGGCTCACTTCCATGCGAGCTGTTTTTAGGGTTTCCAGTTTATAGTTAACTGCTATATACCCTGCTACTGTGACTGCTAGAATTGCTAGCAGAAATACTACTGTTTTGATGATGCGTATCATGTTATTTCTCCTTTACGCTGGAATAGGAATTGCTAGTTCCGTCTTTATATGGCTTCGATACATCTCCTTATGCGTTAAAAGCCTACTGCTTAGGTACCCCAAACTTTTGAGGTACAATATATAGTTATGCCTGTAGAATATAGATAAAAACATAAGTTTATAATTATCTACGCATTTTACTAATATCAATTGCTTCTTCATCGCTGAAGACCGGCACTGCATTACTCTTATGCATAGTTGCAATACCTTTTACTTTGGTGCCTGTATACTGTTTAGCCGGCTTGAGCACAGCATTTCCTAGGCCCGTGTCCACACTCTTAATATGCGCAGTTGTATTTCGGCCTTCGGGAATCTTTAGACTGTAAGAGCTAGACAAAGACGGTGCGCTCAAAGCACGACTACGCTTCTTGTCCTCAGCTTCTATCCCCCATTTCTTTTGCAGGGCTTTCCAATCTGCATCGGCTTGTTCAGCTTTACGTTTATGTTCTGCTGAGGCAAATTTACGTTTACCTTTCTTCTTGCCTGTGGTACTGAGCCACGGGCCTTCTAAATGCATACTCATAATTATTCACCAAAATGTTTAATATATCTACATTATACATGTAGATATGACTTGTGTCAACTGTTATTTTGGTAAAATGTTGTCAACTTGAGTTCCGAATGCCATTCTTGTGCCATTGGAGTATTTTGACACTGTTCAAAACACGGAGTTCCCAGTGTATAATGTATGAGTTTGGCTTCTGAGTTTGGCCCGTACTCGTCTGCTAGCCAATTCCATTCTATTGGTAGCTCTCCAATTTCATTGTCGGTCAGCCATGAAAATCTATGCAGATATGATCCTGAGTTATTTTGAACAAACTCAGTATTAACTTGTTGATTAGCCGGGTGAGCGCAATTCCACAATATCACGCTGGACCAATTCTTTCTAGGGTAGTCTTCATTCTTACTGCCGAGATACTTTTCAGGCATCCGAGTTTGGTAGTTGTGTTTGACTACCATAACTGCTTTTGACTCGTCGCGCAGTTTCCACAGCTCATCGATGGCAGATTGAATAATCATATCTCCGTCTATGTAAATTGCCCATCCATTATAGCCTGTGAGCTCGGGTACTAAGAATCTTGTATAAACAAATCGATTACTACCGTCTGTGTGCGTTTCTTTATAGTTGTTCAATAGTTGTAAAGACAGCGGAATGATACTGATTGGGTAATTGGCAGTTCGTATGATACTGTTCGAGCATACATGATATGCTACAGTTTCCTGTGTGTCGTAACCTATAAAGATTGGAATCATTCTAACGTTGAAAATGAAAGTTTATGAGTGAGCGTAAAGTGTCTGCATTGATAAGATTTTCCTAGAATTGAAAGAATTGCAATTTTACAAATTATATCGTCTCGAGTATTTTTTGATAAAGAGTATATCGATTTACTAAATTTTATATCAATATAAGATTTGTCTTCAGTGGTTATCCAGGGAGCAAACATTTCTATGTTATCGTTACATGACATAGTGAATGTTGCACTTGTAAGTCGTCTATATATAAATTCTTGCCAACGACTGATGTTAGGTACAACCGACTTGTAGTCTAAATTGATATGCGGCACAATAGAAGTATGATCTGCGACTAATTCTATTTGGATATTGTCTTTAAGTTTTATTAATTCATCTTGTTCGACTATTCGCATCGTAGACATGAATTCAAAATTAACACCACCTAAATTGAAATATAAACAATCTACATCAGGGGTGTCTTGAAATAATTGAATAATATGATTTCTGATAGAACCCGGATGCATTACATTCCGTTGAAGTCTCGGATTGTAATGCACTGAAACCGGATGTTCAAATCCTTTTTTAAAAAAAGAATCTGTTAACCAACATACTTTAGGAAACAACCTTTTACTAAGATCAGTAACAATATTTGTATCCAGGTATTGTTTTTTTACAAAGTACGGCTCAATTGACCGTAACAAAGAATCTGAAGATTTTAATAAAAGGTGGTCCTTGTTAATTTTACCTAGATATAAATTTTCATTTTTGCGTTTGTACTTGTAGAAAAAATTTATTTTCTCCTCAGTTCCAAATACAGGAATGTACTCTAAAATAAATGGTTCAAAAGGATCAATCCTATAAGGGTATTTGACCTGATCGTTCATTCATTACTTAGATTCTTTACGCTCGTTTTTAACTGCGGTTACATCGTTGCGAGTTTCTTTGCAAAGTTTTGCCAAATCTTGACAATGCTTGCGAACACGAGTACCGGCTGCACCTACTTCTTTGTCATAGAACTTTTCAAAGTCCGATTCCATTGCTTCGATGATTGCTGTGAATTCTTGATATTTGTTTGTAGCCATTTTTTTTCTCCTTAAGGTGCGAAAGTTAACGCATACTTAATTTAGCAGAAATAAACTACATGGTCAATATATTTGACTGATTTATTTTGATCCAGCAAACACGTTGCCACTGCCAGTGGTAATGTTACCACCTGTGTTTAACGGATCACTTTCTCTAGCTACAGCTTTGTCTTCTACAAATACTGTAGCAGATCCAGCAACTACAATACTTCCGCTAGCAGTGGCTGAGGTCACAAATGCAGTAAACACATCATTGGTTATTACTGTGGTGGCTCCAGACATTATGGCACTGCCTGCCGCAGTGTCTTTGCCCAAACGAGCAACACTGTCTTTCATTTATTTCTCTTCAATTACTGGTTTCTTCAACGACTGAGCTGCTCGTTCTTTGGCCTTAGTTGCTACCTGTAGTTTAACTACTTCTGGATCAACAATGTTAAGGAATCCCTTAATTGCAGTTTTGGCGCTTGCGGCTGCTTTTCCTATGAAACTTTGAGATATAATGTTATTGGCTTGAGTTGCAGTCCATGCAATACCAGCTGAAATATTTGATTCTACTAATTGAGATGCAGTAGCTTGAATCTTGATTACTCCGATATCCTGAATTGCTGTAGCAACGCTTTGTGATATATCCTCAGGTTTTACTTCAACGGGTGGTAGTTCAGCACGGGTTAGTGAGGCGTTGGTGTTTAACTGTTGAAATTTGTTATTCTTAATTTGATCAGCTAATGCCAGTTGTTGAGTAGTAACACCTGAGGCAATTTGTCCCTGCACTGCGTTAATGGATGTTTGTAATCCACCCAGTTGGGCTACTAGTTCTTTTTGACCTTCCAGTATTTCAGAAAGTATTATAGTTGTGTCATTTAATGAATCCGCTACTACGTTCAGCTGACTGAGAAAAGTACCAGGTGTTTTAATAGCAGCCAAGCCAACGTTTTGTTCCATAAACAATATTTGTTTGCTCAGTAAGCCACTGAGTGCTGTTGTCTGTGCAATAATAGCTTGAGCAGTGGAATCAGCCATTGTGGCTGTACCACCTGGAAACGGTATTGTTACTGTTACGATTGACATGGACTACTCCTTTTCAGTATTTATACCAGCTTAATGCCCGAAGTTGTTTCTAAGAATTGTTTGGCAAAGCTGGCATCTGTTGACTCTGCCACTGTAACTGTGGTTTTTGATAGTTTAACTTCTTTATCTGGATGAATTGTAAACAGATAGGGCATTAGTCCTGGACCATTTGGGCCCATGCCAATTACCATCGGACGTGATAGCTTGTAATAAGCAGTGGTCTCTTCTGCTAGTTTGGCAACAATTTCTTCGCCGCTGGTTAGTTTTAAGGTGATTACTTCACCGATGCTTACGCCTTTGTCAATTAACATGTTTATCCTTTTAGTGTGTTAAAAAATTCTTCATCTTTACTGGCCAGTCCTTGAAAGCCGCCTGGCAGTAGAACGCCGTCCTTGAAAATTTGCGGGACGGAACGCAGTCCCTGTTCCATTAGGAACTCGCGGGCGCTGGGATCGTCTTCCATTTTAATTACTGTGAATGGAACGCTTTTGCTTTCTAATAGTGCCTTGGCTCTGTCGCAGAACGGGCAATTGTTTTTTGAGTATACAGTTATCATAATTTATTATAAACTAGGTAGTTCATCGTAATCAAGAGATTCGGACATGACTCCAATGACATAGTTAGTGCTTTCACTTTCCTGTAGTGCAGTCTGTTTCTTACTGGTATCGCTATGCTTGTTGAACCAAGGAATAGGTGTTGACTTAGGAGCAGTACTATTATATTTGATACCAATGTCCTTCAGTGCGCCTACTGCGGTATAATCTACAAAGTCTCGCAAAATATTTGCATTGAGTCCAATCACTGGACCCATCTTAAACAAATAAGTGGCCCAATCTTTTTCTTCACGAATCACATCCATATATAGTTGATATACTTCTTGTTCACACTCTATCTTGGCTTGGGCAAATCTACTGTCATCTTTGATTACCTGATTGATTAGATAAGCTGTCCAACCCTTGTGTAGCAGTTCGTCTTGTAGAATCAAACTAATAATATTACCATTACCAATAAAGATTTTGTTCTCTACCAT